ACATTCATAAACTCAAACGACTTAAATATAAATCTGGAAATATCACATTCTTTTGTGCTCTTCCGGATTGTAATTTTAAAATCAATCCCGCTCTAGCACTTGGAAAGAGAAGTTTGTGCTGGCGTTGTGGAAATGATTTTTTAATGACTGAATATAGTCTTCGTCTTGCTAAACCTCATTGTGAGAGCTGTCATAAGCCTAAGAAGATCGAAGAATCTCTAAATGAATTAGAAATTATAACACAACATAATGATGAAATTATTCACGAACTTTCACTTGCTGACAGACTTTCACAAACCATCCAACAAGCTCAAACAGAAGAGGAAGAAATATGAATAAGAAAGAGTTGATCGATAAGTTAAATAAAATTTATAATGATATTGAGAGTTCATTAGAAGATGAAACAATTATGACAATCGGTAAGAGAATTAATCGTCTTAATGATGATTTAGGAAGTGTTATTCAAGACATAGAAGATATAAATGGAGCAATTGAAGAATGAAAGCCTCACAAATAACCTTCGACAATAACATATCTTTCTTATTTAAATCATCTCCTGGATTTGGTAAAACTTTAGCCGCTGCGTCATTCGCAGTTGAAGGTCCAGTCTATTTAGCTTACTGGGATAAATCTAAGCCTGTAGAATTATTAACATTCTTCACGGAGAAGCGTTTCGGAAGTCTCGCTAAGAAGATTTTAGACAATATTGAATATGATGTATACGGTTCAGATAATGCAAATATGTATTTAAATAAACTTATTGATCTCACTAGCGATTGTCGTTATTTTGCTATCATTAATGATTCTATAACATTTATGACAGCAGGAGCCGTTAATTGGTCTATGAATTTTGGTAAGGATGCTAAACTTAAAAAGAAGATTAAGGACGTTCTCCCAGATTGGGATGAATATAAAGTTGAAACTAGTATTGTTAGTCAGTGTATAGATATATCTAAACGTCTTCCTTGCCATTCAATCTGGACTGCCCATCCATTAGCTTCTGTTAGTCTTTCTGGCTCTGGAAGTTCTATGAAAGTTGCTAGAACTAATCCCATTGTTAGTTATGGTTCTAAAGTTGCTAGTATGGTTCCCGGTTCATTCACAGAAATTTATCACTTCTCTCAGCAATCCGATTATAGCGGTGGGAGAAGTTCTAAAAAATATATAGTAAATACTGAAGCCGTTGGTGATGAATATGCTAAGTCACCACTATTAGGTGATTATGTAAAAGAGTTTGATATTACAGATAGATTATTTTATCATGTATGGAAAGATCTTCTTGATAAAAGTAGGGGTATTGAGCCTAAAAGTGATGTTATTATTCCAGGAAATATAGGAGATATTAAAGAAGATAAATTAAATAATCCTTGGAAAGTTTAACAAACAAACAAACCAAACAAAGAGAGACAACAACAATGAGAGCAATCCTCACACCGGACGACCTTAAAAAGGGTGATTTAGCTGAAACAACTTGGCATCCTGCCGAGATTGTTGAATACAAGGAAAAGGAAGCTGAAACAGATCAGTCTACTAATTGCTTATTCTATTTTAAGATTCTTGATGGGCCGTCCAAGGGTGTTGTCTGTCAGAAGCTTTTCAATGAGAAAGCTTTCGGATTCGGCAAGTCTCTTTGGAAGACTCTTAATTTCCCATATGATTCTGTTAAGGGCTATGAACTTACGACCCAGTTATTTGAGCAGACTGTTGGACATAAGTTGATGATTTATATTAAGCGTGGTAAGAGCAATAAGGGTAATGAATTTAATGATGTGGCGGACTTCAGGCCTATGTCGTAGAAGATAGTATTCGCCAGCTCCTGTGGGCAACGCCTTTTAATTTAAGGCGAGAAGGCTAATGTAGATTCTGGCTGGCATTTTTTTGAATGAGAACAGATGAGCGAACCTCAACAACCAAAGTTTTTACTGAAAGCCAAAGAGACATACAAATTTCATCGTTCTAAACGTCTATTAGAACCTAAATGGAATGTCTCCTTAACGGCTAAAGCACTAAGACGTTCTATAGGTTCAATTTCAGAAGACTTGACAATAGCTCGTTGGGCGAAGATTCATGAGAAGAAAATAGAGAAGTTTAAATATGCTTATGAAGCTCTTGAGTGGATAAGAGAGAAGCAAGCTGAACAAGACTTAATAGAGATTGAATAATGCCTAAAGAGAAAAAATATCCGGGTTTATCAGCATCTGAAATAGCTAAGTTGAATACAAATAGACATAAATTCACAGAAGATGAATGTTCTAGTGGTGGAGCTGAAGCTCGTTGGAGAGAAAGAACTAAGGGTAAGAAATTAAATCATGGAATATTGTTTGGTAAGAGAGTAAAAAATGTTAAAGTTAGGTGATAGAATTTCAAGGCAAATATATACTGGAGATTCTAAAAGAAGACATGGGGTTATAACTGAAATATATAAAAGCACACAAGGATTCTATCATACTCCACAGAAATTATATGCCATTAGATGGGATGATGGAACAGAAGATAGAGGATATTTTGAAGTAAGTCTTCAGAAAGAGACGTGATGCCTTCACATCAAGAAAGAGTTAAACGAAATTATATCTGGACTTGTTCACAATGTTTTGAGCAATTTAATTCTAAAGAACAACTAGAAAAACATCTAAAGGATAATACTTATTTACTTGATAATATAACTTATAGTCACATGCACTGGTCTGGGAATTATGATAAAAAATAATGCCTGATTATATTTCGGGTGTAGGAAGTGTTTCTCCTTCTTTAATGATCATCGGCGAAGCCCCAGGAAAATACGAAGATGAACAAGGTATTCCATTTGTTGGACCGACTGGTAAAATTCTTGACGAGTGTTTATTTAAAGCTGGAATCAGGCGTTCTGACTGTTATATTACTAATGTTGTCAAGTATCGGCCTCCTCTTAATGATTTAAAAAAACTTCATCTTATAGGAGTTGACATTGGACAATCCATGCAAGAACTTTGGGATAATGAAATTAATAAATTGCATCCTAATTGTATCTTGGCTATTGGTGATTTGGCATTACAAGCTGTGGCCGACTGCACTGGTATTCTTAACTATCGTGGTAGTATACTTACAGCTAGAGATGGCATCACGAAAGTAGTTCCAACAATACATCCAGCCGCTCTGTTCTCTCATGGAAGCTCTGATTCTGAGGATTCAAGAGGAGGACTGAGCTGGACATATTTAAAGTTGATAGAAGCAGATATTATTCGAGCCGCTGAAGAATCTTTAACAAAGACTCTAATCCTACCTGATAGAACTTTATCAATAGCCCACAACAGTTTAGATGCTCACAGATTTTTCAGAGAATATGAAAAGAAAACTCTCTGTGCTGTTGATATTGAGTCTATTAATTGTGTACCTGTATGTGTTGGTTTTGCTTTTTCGCGTAATCATGCTATATCTATACCTTTATTACGGCAGATAGGAACAAACAAATTAACGGATATGGGTGATAATGAATTAGATGAATGTTGGAGAGAAATTGATAAACAGTTAAGAAGATGTAAGATTATAGGACACAATTATATGTATGATGATTATAAACTTGGTTTGATAGGCTTTGAAACACCTAACGTTTATTCAGATACTCTTATTAAAACTAGAGTTATATTTCCAGAACTTCCGGACAAAAGATTAAATGTCGTTTCTTCACTTTGGACTCGTGAGCCATATTATAAAGATGATGGTAAAGAATATAAATTTGGTAAATTCAATATAGATAATTTCTTTAGATATAATGCTCGTGATTGTGCTGTCACATTTGAAATTGATGAAGCTCAAGAGAAAGATTTAATAGAACTTTCTGATAGATTCAATGTTCCTTTAAAATCTTATTATTATGATTATATGATGAAAAAACATAAGTTATATTTGAAGTTACAAACTGTAGGAAAACGTGTTGATTTAGCTAGACAAAAAGAACTAAAAGTTAAATATACTAAAATGCAAGAAGATGTTCATTCTCGCTTAATAAAAGCTATAGGAGACGAAATTAATGTAAAATCATATCCTCAGATGTTTAATCTCCTCTATAAAATTATGAAATTCAAGATTCGTAAACGTGATCCAACTAGTGAAGATTCAATAGTAGCATTATTAGGATCAACAAAGAAAAAAGAACAGAAAGAGATTTTAAATGATGTCCTTGAAGAACGTCGTATACGGGATCAGAAAAGCAGACAAATCTCCTTTTCACCTGATTATGATGGGAGATGCAAGTCAGCTTACAATATCAGTGCAACTGAAACCTGTCGTTCTTCTACAGGTATTCTTAAAAAGCCTCTGCGGCCTAAGAAAATTGGACTTGCTGATCATACAATTTCAGCACACGGTAGGTTGGGAAAAGATATAAAAAGCATGTTCATCGCTGATGATGGATATGTTATCCTTGCGGCAGATTCTAGGACAGCAGAAGCTAGAGTTGTAGCCGTTCTTGGTGAAGATTATGAGTTATTAATAGCGTTTGATAAGGTTGATATTCATAGGCGAACGGCCGCTCTGATGTTTGGATATACGTCTCGCCTTGAACTCGGAGTTGATTTTATTCATCCAATAGTTGATAATCTTCCTAAAGAAGGTCCAGAAAGATTTACTGGTAAAATGATTAGACATGCAGGTAATTATGATATGAAGAAACGTAGGCTTATGACAGAATTTAATACTAATGCTCAAAAGTTTGAAATTCCGATGGACATTAGTGAGTGGAAAGCTGGACAGCTTTTAGATTTGTTTCATATTGCTTCACCTAAAATAAAGGAGAAATTCCATGCAGATATTAAAGATGCTATTAATAGTTCCAGAGTTATTATTGATCCTATGGGTGGTGTTAGGATTTTTAATGGTAGAATGGATGATTCACTCTATCAAGAAGCGTATGCAAATATCCCGCAGAGAACGGTAGCTCATTTAGTTCAGGGCGCAGCGTTAGCAATAGATGAAGAACTCAAAGATGACAAAGGCTTTCTTTGGAGTCAAGAAAAACATGATGCGATTTATCTTCAAGCTCCAGAAAACAATTGGGAACCATACGCAAGACTTATGAAAAAATATATGGAGAGACCAATAGATTTCAGAACATATTGCACACTAAAGCGAGATTATGATCTTGTTATTCCGTGTGATGTTGAGATTAGTCACACTCATTATGCGGCTTTTGAGAAGGTGAAGTTGTGATTAATCATTTTCCAAATGGTAGAGCATATTTAATTCCACGTCATAATGAGGAAATAAATTCTAAGGAACATTTATGGAATTGTTATTTACAATTTAAAAATTTAATTTTAAGTAAAAAATTTGATGATGATTTAGTATTTCTCTGGAAAGAAGATTTTAATGAATTATATGAAAATTATCATCCTAAATTAGGATTAAAATGACCAAAATCTGTATTCTCGCAGGCAACAGTGAAGAAGCGTACAGATTTGCACGCCTTCAAAATTTAGAGAAGGATCAATATTTTTATCCTAACAGTCCTAATGATCTATTATTTCAATCTAATTTTCATGTCATTGTGTGTGGAACAGCAGGTATGAACATTCCAGCATCAATGTTTGAGAAAATATATAATCTTGCATTAGAACGTGGAAAGATAGGAAGAATATGAATTATTTTAACAAAGAACATATACTGTCTATTCCCAAAATAATAAATGAGAAAGGATGTTGGATTCCAAATAAGAAAACTGATCAGAGTGGTTATGTGAGAATTATGATTGATAGAAAACATTTTATGCTTCATAGAGTAGTAATGTGTCTATATCATAATATAGACTATAATAATTATAAAATAGAAACTAGACACGGAAAAGGATGTGATAGAGCATGTTTTAATTACGAACATCTTAAACCTGGTAGTATATCTGATAATGAACGTGATAAAATTGAACATAAAACTAATCATAATACTAAAAAGGAAAATTGTCCAAAATGTGGTTCTAAATATAGAATTCAAATATATAAATATGGTTGGAATAAAGGGAGAACTAGAAGATACTGTGCAGTTTGTAGAGCAATTCAAGATTTAAAAAGACATAAGAATAGAATGGAAATAAAAAATGGATGATATTAAAGTAACAATATCATTCAGTATCCATGAAGCTGAAATTATTAGACGTGCATTATCACATTATTCACCTCCTAAAGAAGATGAAATGGTATCATTCATGATATTTAATAGAATTAAGACTAAGATAGCAGAAGCGATAGAGAATGAGAATACGTGAAAGGAATCTCTTGGGTAGACGATTTAATTGAAGAGCATCAAGCTGTAGAGACACCTGAATCATGGCTATACTGGAGTCTAATGTGTTGTATTTCAAGTGTAGCCGCAAACGCTTATACTTTACGGACGTTGAAGGGAAATCTTTTATATTATCCGAATATTTATGTTATTTTAATGGGAGAGAGTGGTTTAGGAAAAGGCTTTCCTGTAAACCTTGCAAAAAGATTAGTTATCGCAGCAGACAATACAAGAGTAATAGCAGGCCGTTCAAGCATACAAGCTATTATCAAAGAACTAGCAACAACTAAATCTGTTCAAGGTAAAGCTGTTATCACTGACAGTCGTGGATTTATCGTAAATGGTGAGCTATCAACAGCTATTATTCAAGATCCCGATTCCCTTACAATACTAACTGATTTATATGATCGTAACTATAACCCCAACTGGACAAATCTTTTAAAGGGTGACGGTGCCGAAAAACTCAAAGAACCATATATTACATGTTTATTTGGCAGCTCCCCTGCGCACTTCTACGATTCTATACCTCAGCCGAATATCGAGGGAGGGTATATCGGACGCAATTTGGTTATTTATGAAGAGAAACGCTCCAAGGACGTTGACTTACTTGATAGTGAAAAAGAATCAATCGACGAAGATCGTTTTACAAATTATATAGTTCCTAAGTATGTTCCTCACTTACAGAAGATTGCTAGTAACAAAGCTAGACTTATTCCTGATGAGGCCGCTAGGCATGTATTCAATAACTGGAGAAAAGAGTGGCGTTCTACACAATCTCAATACAATGATAGAACAGGATTTGTAAATAGAGTTCCAGACCATGCCTTAAAAATAGCTATGTGTTTAGCATTAGCTAGATATGAACACAATACTATGATAATAGAGAGCGACATTAGAGAAGCTATAACTAAAGTTACATCTCTTATATATTCATCTAGTAAAGCTGCTGAAGGCGGAGGATTAGACCCATTAGCGGCTCAGACAAAAAGAGTTGTAAATCATTTAATATCAGCATCAGAAAATCAATTGCTGAGAAAAGACCTTTTAATACAAGGTTTTGGAGATTATGATCCTCTATCACTAGATAGAATTATTGATACATTGATGGAAATGGGATGGATTAAAAGGCAGAAAATTGGTATTGGAAAAAACTCGGATTGGTTAGTGATGCTGGCAGGAGAACCGAAGGAGAATCTTATGCGTTTTAGAGGACAACGGAAATGAAACCTGACATAAGAATAACAATTGTTGCTTGTAAAAATTATAAAACAGAAGTTAGAGTAAATGAAAAACTTATTTATTCAATTGGATTACATTCTAAAGTTGTAGTTGATGATTTAGTTAAATTATTCAATGCTTTAGGCGCTAATGGTATCACAATTGAAGAAGCAAAGGAGATTTGAAGATGATTCCAGGATTTTCAGAAACTTTGGATCAAATGAAGAAATTATATTTAAGTAAAAATGAAGATTACGCTTCTAGTTCATCAATGAATCCATTTTATAACTTTGATAAAACATTATTTATTTTAGAGCAGTTTGTTAATGAAAGAGATAAAGTATTTGTATGGCCTATTGCTAATAAATTAGCAAGATTAGCCATTTTATTAAATAGTATCAAAAAACCTAATAATGAATCTATTGAAGATTCTTTAATTGATATTGCTAATTATGTGATTATCTGGAAATGTGATATTGATAGGAGAAAGGAAGAATGACAGTGGAAGAAAAGAAAGAATATTTTCTTAAAGAAATAGCAAATGTAATTAATAAATGTTCATATGAAAATATTTCTGATACCCCAGATTTTATTTTAGCTGAATCTATATGGTATCATTTTATTGCAATGAATGAAATTATCAACAAACGCAAGAATTGGTATGGGAAAGCGTGATGATCTATAAATTCATCGAAAATCTGTCTCGCTTAATGATGGAATGGGCAATGAGGAAGCAATTTAATCAGAGACCAATAATTGATGAAGTAGTCGAGAATTACTCTTACCATGCTATGAGAACGGAGAGAGCTAGGAAAGCTCTAAGGTCTTAATTTTTTCATAAATAAAGATTTCTTCTTATCTTTCTTTTCAGGATAATTTTGCTCTCCTGCCCCTAAAGCAGTTAATGGTAAAAGACCTACAGTTTCAGCAAATGAAGGATCGCTATTAACAATATCATAGACATCTTGGATGAACATAGGAATAAATCTCTTTCCTGTTTCATCTAGGATGTTCTTTTTATTTCCAAATCTGTCTACATACGGTCCTCTTCCAGAAATTAAATTTTCATCTTTCTTCTTACCTCCAAAATTCTTAGCACTAGCAATATCATAAGCTAATCCGGCTAAAGGAGATAGTTTATTAACAAGGAGATTTCCAGTTATTCCAGGTATTCCAGGCTTATTAAATTCTTTCTTCCCACCCGTAGACATTCTATTCAATTCTTCAATCATTCTAGCCGCAGCGACTATAGGCTGTTGAAATCCACCAGAAGGATCAAGAACATTATTATCTTTGAATCTAGATTTCGCAAAATCAGATGATAAGATATTATATCCAACTTTAGCTCCAGCAGCTATTCCTAATCCATTTATTAGAGAACTTGCAGCAGCTACAGAGAAAAGAGATTTAATAGCTTCTTTACGAGTGAATGGATCAAGATCATAATAGAATTTAGGATTAAGAGCAGTTAACCTACTTGATAAGAGTCTAGGCGACCAGAATATAGTATTTAATTCATTAGCAATTGGTTCAAGACGGCCAAGTTTTCCTCTTCCAGTAAACACATTAATATAATTAGCTATATTTTTAGCAACATCAGTTGGAACCTGTATTGTTCCATTCTCTGTTTTAACTGTCTCGAAAACTTTATTTCCTGCTTTCTCAGCAAGTTCAGTCAGATTATCAAACAGATCACTTCTAAGTTTATTTAATCCTCCTGTATAAGCTCTCTCGCTTGCTGCAAATGGAGCATTTAAAGTTTTAGGAAGAGATCCTAAATAATTATGTGCAAAAGCTTCTTCACCATGAGTTAAACTTCCATGCTTAGCTAAAAATAAACCTGATTCATGCCCAAGCATATATTTAGGTCTATCTTGAATAGCTTGCATAGCAGCATCATAATATTCAGGTTTAGCAAAATATTTTAATTGTTCAACAACAGCATTTCTCCATTCAGCACGTCCAGCAAATCCGATACCTTGTTTTAATGGAAATGATAAATCTACAGAAGACATCATAGCTTTCATAGTATTAGCAACTTTAGATACATTCATTCCTACGGCACCTAAACCTCCATGTAACTCTGTTATTTTACTAGCAAAATCATTACCAAATACATCATCTAATATTGCCAGCTCCGATCTTTGAGGAACTCCATCTCCATTCATCAACTTGAATAAAGCTGTATATCCTCTAGCTTTCTCACCTTCAGTTATTTTGGCACGTTTAACGGCTGTAAAAAGACTATCTACTTGCGGCTGAGTCATTTTAAGTTTATCAACGTCAACCTTTTCAAATTGACCTTTTAACTTGGATAATGACTGAGCAGCACCTTTTACACCAACATCTTCTACACCTGCTGATGCTGCAAATCTTCGAGCACGTTCAGTCTTATTTATAATATCTTGTTGAACTCTATTCTCCGCCGTTTTACCCATTGATTGGAATAACTTATCTAATGCTGTTGCATATGGACCAGAATTTGGTTCAAGAGCACGTTTAGATGGATTGATTCCTCCTAAGCCTCCGCTCATTTCAATAATGTCATCTGGAGAAGAATGAACATCTTCCCTAACGGCTTCTACAACTTTCCCACCCTTTAATTGAAATGGAGTTTCTCCAGATGCAGACTTCTCATATTCAGGAATCTCAATTCCTCTATCTTTAAGACCCTTAGCTGTGACTGTTGATCTATTGTCTGCACCACCCTCAATATTAAATAATGATCCTGCTCCTTCTTGTTCTCCAATATAAGTTGCAGTAGGTTTGGATTCTTCAATATTAGGTTTCTTATCAAAAGGACTTACAAACTTCTCCCTTTTTCCAGCAGGAGCCTGATTTAATCTTTCTTCCTCAATTTTAGCTTTAGCTAAATCTTCAGGAGTATAACGAGATTCTCCTTCAAAAGCTTTAGCTACATTAGCTTTTCTAGCTTGATTGAATAAATCTTGCTCTTCGGGA